AATCTAAATAAAGATCCCCGCAAGTCGGGAATGACAAAGGTAACAAGACTATGAAATTTAAAGTAAGTGAACTATTTTATTCAGCACAAGGTGAAGGCCGTTACGTAGGTGTTCCAAGCATTTTCCTCCGTATGTTTGGTTGTAACTTTACCTGCTCTGGCTTCGGTTGTAAGCCAGGCGAAAAGAGTCCTGAAGCAGACGAAGTGGCAAAGACTGTGAATCTGTACAAGACATTCGAAGAGCTTCCGCTAGTGAACACCGGCTGTGACTCGTATGCGTCGTGGCATCCAGCATTTAAACATCTAAGTCCAACACACACAGCAGACGAGCTTGTGGACAAGATGGCAGCACTGTTGCCGCATGGTAACTGGCAACAGCCAAATGGTAATCCAGTACACTTAGTAATTACAGGTGGTGAGCCGTTGTTGGGTTGGCAAAAGGCATATCCAGAATTGTTGGACAAATTACACGAGCGTGGGTTGCGTCACATTACATTCGAGACCAATGGTACTCAAGATTTGACCCGTGACTTTAAAACATATCTTAACAACTGGACCGGTGAGATCACATTCTCGGTCAGTCCCAAATTAACATCAAGTGGTGAGAAATACGAAGATGCTATCAAGCCTGAAATTATTTGGGACTATGAAACATATGGTATTACCTATCTAAAGTTTGTTGTAGGTCATATTGATGACTTTGCAGAACTCGATGTAGTTGTAGACGATTATCGTAATTGTGGCTTTGCAGGCCCAGTGTTTGTGATGCCACTGGGTGGTGTTGTTAGTTTATACGATAAGACACGTATCCATGTGGCAGACGAAGCACTCAAGCGTGGCTATTGGTACACTCCAAGATTACACGTTGACCTTTGGGGCAATGGCTGGGGCAAATGATAAACGTAAATTTTACCTTTACTCCACTAAAAGAATTGTGGGTTGGTGATTGCTACCCAGAAAATTTTTACAATCATCTGCCTAATGAAATAGCGGACCCATTTAAACAAATTACACAGTGGACCAAAGAAGATTTAACAAGTCTACAAACATGGCTAGAAGATCGTGGTATTGTTGTACGTCGACCCAAATTTGAATCTATTGATCAATACCTAGATGCAAATGATCAACTGATCAAGCCCCCAGTTACTCCCAGAGACGATTACCTGGTGTTAAATGACACATTGCATGTGGTACATAAGCCATCCAGTAAGCACAATCCCTGGCAACATTGTTTAGATTTATATCGACTCCAAGGATCCAAAGTAGTATACCATGACAATGATAGTGTGACTGCTATTAATCCTCCTAGCGTAGTTAAAGTTGGTCGAGACGTATATGTTGATACTGCAAGTCACAATGAGTTCAGTGGACACTGGCGGCAGGTGTGCGAGTGGATGGTAGAACTTGGCAAAGATTATCGAGTTAATGTATGCGATACTGCTGGACATAGTGACGCTGTGTTTGGTATTGTATCCCCGCAACAAATTATTACCAGTCACTACAAAACAGATTACTCGCAAAGTTTTCCTGGATGGAACATACATTGTGTGCCGCAGAAAGCACACGGGTTGAGCTTAACAGAACATCCTTCTTGGACTGTGTTTAATACTCCACACATTAATCAAAACAAATTCTTCTCAGATTACATTGTACAAAATGCATCTAGTTGGGTTGGCAATTACAGCGAGACTGTAACCGAAGTCAATGTACTGTGCATTGATCCTAAGAACGTGGTTCTTATGACCGAGAATCCAATTGTAACTGAACAACTGGAAAGTATTGGCATCACAGTTCATGTATTCCCGTTGCGTACCTGGAGTTTCTGGGACGGTGGCTGGAGTTGTTTTACGTTAGATGTTCATCGCGATGATACCAAGGAAGACTTATTTCCTGAGCGTGGCGAAAACGGAGTTTATTGGAGATTAAAATAATGTTTGAATGGTTAAAGAACAAAGTCAAGGCACCAGTAGAGCCCAAGACTCCCAAGGAGCAAAAAGTCAAGGCACCAGTCAAGACTGAAAAAGAGCTTGCAACAGAAAAGAACGAACCATATGTGGCAATGGTACGTATGGACATTGATCCTGACAATTTGCACCAAGGTGCATTTGAACTAGACTGGAATGAAATCTTTGTAGCCCGACTGGTCAAGGCCGGTTACATGATGAAGCCTGATGATGTGGATGCTGATATAGTGGATCGTTGGTTCCAAAATGTGTGTAGGCACGTGGTAATGGAAACCTGGGAACAAGAACAGGCCATAATCAAAGGTGTTGGACAGTATGTTAACACTAGAGACATTGGCGGCGGAAGAACTGAAGTATCATGATTTTCAATCACATCAAACAACTCAAACAGGACGGGAAGAAAATTGGCATCACTTTCTCAACCTTTGACATGCTCCACGCGGGCCACATTGCTATGCTCAGCGAGGCCAAGAATCATTGTGACTACCTCATATGCGGGCTCCAAACAGACCCAACTATCGATAGGCCTGACACTAAAAATCGCCCTATACAATCTATTGTGGAGCGACAAATACAGTTGGCCGCATGCCGCTATGTTGATGAAGTTGTTGTATACCAAACCGAACAAGATCTTCGTGACCTGTTGTTAATTTTGCCTGTAGATGTACGCATCTTGGGTGTGGAATATCAACACATAAATTTCTCTGGCTATGAGGAATGTGGAATGCGCGGGATTGAGCTAGTGTTCAACGGCCGAGATCATTCGTTCTCCAGTTCAAGCCTACGCAAACGTGTGGTGGCCGCAGAGACTGAAAAAGTACTACTACAAAAATGATTATGTATGTGAATGGTTGCAGTCACACTGCCGCTTGTGATGCCAATGTAGAACATGCCTGGGCCGAAGATGATCCAGAATACTACGGATGGGGGCAAGTTCCCCATCCTGAGAACCTAAAAGTCAGTTGGGGCAAAAAATTGTCAGAGATGCTGGGAGCCACAGACTTTTATTGCGATGCACAAAGTGGTGGTAGTAACCCACGTATTTTAAGAACCACACGTGAATGGATCAATAACAATCCCGACAAATTAGCCAACACATTCATGGTCATACAATGGACCACTTGGGAACGCGAAGAATGGTTCCATGCGGAATCCAACTACTGGTATCAAGTCAACGCAAGTGGTATTGACATGGTTCCAACGGAATGGCAAGACCGCTACAAACAGTATGTGACTGAAGTTGATTGGCATGAAAAAACCCAACAGGCTCATCAAGAGATTTGGGAGTTGCATTGTGAACTAAAAGCACAAGGTATTAAGCATTTGTTCTTTAGCGGCCACAGCACATTTAGCGACGTCCAAAACAAGCATGATTGGGAAGTGAGTTATATTGACCCATACCTCCGAAGTTCTAGTTACAATGCTGTGTTAGAAAACAACGGTTTCGAACACACACGCTCATTTGGATATCATTTTGGTAAGGAAGCCCATTGCTTTTGGGCTAAACATGTGCTACAATACATGCTCAACAACCAAATTGTGAGTGCAGATGAAATACCTACTGATTGATACAGCCAACATGTTTTTCCGTGCCCGGCACTCAGCACACCGTGCCAGCGACACATGGACCAAACTAGGCTTTGCCCTGCATGTTACAATCATGGCTGCCAACAAGGTGGCCCGGCGTTTTCAAGCAGATCATGTGGTCTTTGCACTGGAAGGTCGAAGCTGGCGCAAAGACCACTACAAACCCTACAAGGCTAATCGTGCTGTGGCACGTGGGGCAATGACAGAAACAGAAGCAGAAGAGGATAAACTGTTCTGGGAGACGTATGACGAGCTGACTAAATACTTGTCTACAAAAACAAATTGTAGCGTTATCCGTTGTGCCACTGCTGAAGCAGATGATATCATAGCACGTTGGATCTCTTTGCACCCCCAAGATGAACACACAATCGTAAGCTCAGACACTGATTTCGTGCAGTTGTTGGCCGACAACGTCACGCAATACAATGGTATCACAGATGAACTACTAACCTTGGAGGGCATATTCGATGCTAAAGGTAACCGTGTCAATGATAAGAAAACTAAACAGCCAAAAACGATCCCGGATCCAGCCTGGCTGCTATTTGAGAAGTGTATGCGTGG